TCAAAATATGGTTTATAATAAATAATACGTAAATTATTTTTTTTATCCGATTACATATATTACATTTGATATATGAAAAAAATGATTCTATTCCTATTATTAACTCTAGTTCAAAATGTTCTATATGCTCAGACCAATTTAGAAGGATTGGTCTTAAAAGAACTTAATGCTTATAGAAAATTAAATAAGCTAAAACCGGTAAAATATTCAGATACCATAAATAAAGCTGCTTATCACCACACCCAATGGATGTCCAGAGTTAGCTTTAATAAAATGAAGCAAATAATGGAGGTTGATGATGGATCAGAGCAAATGGATGCACACACTGAAACAATCGACGTCCCGAACTTTAAGGAATTAAAAACCCCCGAGGATAGAGGAAAGGAATTCGGTATAATTAAGGAAAGTACCAATTATACTTTAGGTGAGATCTGTAATATGGCAAATGCAAACGGCGGAAACTATTTCACTGCTTCTCAAAAATCCGATGATATGCTCGCTAAGGATATAATAACAAAATTTTCAAAATCACCAGGCCACGATGCGGTAATGAGATTGGACCTTGATAATTGTTATGTCGGTATTTGTGTAATTGTTAAGAGTGTTATTATCGGTGGACAGGAGAATAAAATTGCATATACCACAATATATTTTATTGAAAAATACTAATATTGCTATTGGATATATAGTTAAAATAAATCCAAATAAGAATGTCTAAGAAATTTGTTTTCGAATCATTAAGTGATTTCATAAATTATAAGCTTTTAACAGAGACTCCAAACGGAACTCTAAATGAGGCTGACTCTAAATCCTCCCCTTGGGATTTTAAATTTGATAGCGGTGAATTTAAAAAAGATGACGTAAGTCCAGATCAGATAAAAAAATTAGAGGTAGATTTTAAAAATAGGATAATTCCAGTTTTAAATAATCAGAACTACATCGGTCAGAAACTTAATGTAACAATATCTTCAGCATCAAGTAAGGTTCCTGTCAATCCATCAGGATCTGTTGCAAAAGCATTAAAGGCTGCAGGTTATTCAACAGATAATGACGGCCTATGTAAAGCTAGAGGTAATACTGTTGTTGAGTTGATAAAAGACCTAATGTACAATACATTCGGTGAAGGTATGGACAGGAAGGAATTTCTTAAGTCCGCCGAAAAGAAAATGGAATTCATAAATAAGCCAATGCCTAATATTGGACCAGATTATGATAAATCTAAAGGTGATAATCCGGATGATCAGAAATTTAAGGACAATCAATTTATTTCTGCGACACTCGTAGCAAGTGGTGAACCAATTGGTGATGATATAAAGATATCATGTAAAATGGATAAAAGTTTCTCTGGTAGAAAGGCTGATGCTAGCAACGGATATGCAGGTTATGATAAAACAGTTTACCTTACAGCTAAGGCTGGCCAGAAAATGGAGATATTCTTTGATCCATTAGTTATACCAGATGCTATATTATTTTCATACTCAGGAAAGGAGATTAAACTTTCACCATTTATGGGTGCATTCGGTGCTAAATATATTAGAGGTGAATATAGCAAGGAAAAAGAGGATGCGTTAAATGCAGATGCTAAAGCGGGTAAAAATGCTCCTGGTAAAAGAGAGAACATTGGAGGAAAAAATTATTTAGTTATTGATTATAAGGATTACCTTAATAATGTTATCAATAAAGGTGGTTCATTGGTTAAAGCAATAGAGACTAAACTATCTTCGCTTGGTCTAAAACCTATCAAAGAACTTTGTCCGGAATTTTTTGATTCAGCAGGAAAAATAGAGGTCTATAGAAATAAGGATCTTAGTGAAATTAAAATAGATGACACCAATAAAGTTTGGGAATGGACATACGATCTGCTTAAATCTGGTGCATTAAAAGAATCTCCAAAGGCTGACATAAAGAGTTTAAGTATAGAGGTTACTAAAAATGCAGTAAGAGACGCAGTTAAATTAGTTGCTTTCTCACCGGTAGCTGGAACCCAATTTAAAATAAGAACAGTTTGTAAATAATGAGCAATAATATAAAAACTTTCGAAAGTTTCTCGTATCCAATTAACGAGGAGGCAGCTTTACCAAAGATGCCGGATTTTCTTAAAAAAGCTGGAGCTAAAGAAGACCACTTCCATGGAGGAGGACCTGTTAGGATGAACCCACCAAATAATTCTTGGATAATCGAGGTAAAATCGCCCAAAGGTATATTTAAGAAAGAGCATACATGGGGATTAGTATTTTTTCCTAACGGTACATTCACAACCGGAATAACCCCAGAGGATTCAAACGGTCCATTCAATAGCGGTGGTAAATGGAAGGCTAGTCCTTCGGATTCATTTACTATGCTGAATAAAAAAATACAGGGAGTATCTATGACATTCAATAGCTTATTTTCTCCTACCACATATATGTAAATAATAAAAATCAAAAAAAAATCAAAAAATATTTTTTTTAATCGAAACTTTATTATAAATTTGCATAAAATATTAAAATCAATTAGATATATAGTCTATTAAACATTAAAAACAAAATGAAAACATTCTTCGGAAATATCGCCATTAATTTTATGCCACAAGGCAATAACCCGTTTGTACAGGTGGGGATTGCAAAATGGTATAATGGCCAATACGAGAAACCGGAAGATGTAATAGTAGGTTAAGATAATAATAAAACTTAAATATTAAAAACTCCGATTCTCAAAAAGAATCGGAGTTTTTTTATTGGGTGAGGTAGCAAAGTTGGTCTATGCAGCGGACTGAAAATCCGATGATGACGGTTCGATCCCGTCCCTCACCACAGAATAAATTAAATATTAAAATGAAGCGAAAACAGTAAGGTCCTCTAGCTTAGATTAAGCTATGGCCATTAATTAAAAAATAATGATCCCGTAGCTCAGTTGGTTTAGAGCACCTCACTTTTAATGAGGGAGTCGTGAGTTCGAATCTCACCGGGATCACTCATAAATGAATTTCATTTATATAACGGGGTGTAGATCAGTTGGTAGATCGCCTGGTTTGGGACCAGGAGGCCGTCAGTTCGAGCCTGGCCACCCCGACAGAATAAACGGGAAATAGAGGAGTTAGGTCGTCCTCGCCTGCCTTGGACGCAGGAGCTCGCAGGTTCGAATCCTGCTTTCCCGACAAAATGGGGCCGTAGTTTAATTGGCTAAAATTTCTGACTTGCACTCAGAGGACCCGGGTTCGATCCCCGGTAGCTCCACTATTAAAATACGTCGGTAGCTCAATTGGTAGAGCACTGGTCTCCAAAACCAGGGGTTGTAGGTTCGATTCCTGCCCGGCGTGCAAATTAAATTGTCCTTTGGTCTAATGGCAGGACACGTGGTTTTGGTCCACGCGGTGGAGGTTCGAATCCTCCAGGGACAACAAATTGTTCATTGACATATGGAATAGCAAGGTACGTAATACGTAAAGTGCATTTGCAAAAAGTTATTGGTTCGAATAGATATATAGATAAAAAATCTATTTTATGCAAAGTTGTGAAAATTGTGGGAATGTACATAATGGTGAATTGGGTAGCGGGAGATTTTGCTCTCTAAAATGCTCTAGAGGATTTAGTACTAAATCTAAAAGATCGGAAATAAATTATAAGGTTTCGAAAACATTGACAGGAAAGGGAAACCCGCCAGAAATAAAAGAATGTGGCCACTGTAAAAATAAATTTGAAATTTCTTGGTCAAAACGTCTACAGACATGTTGTTCAAGAAAATGCGCCGCACAATTAAAATGGCTGGATGATGATTATAGAAAAAATATAACGGAAGCTTCTTCAAAATCAGCTTATGAAAAACACAAAAATCCAGACATTAAGTTCGGGTGGAGAACAAGGTCAAAATTTGAGATGTCATATCCTGAAAGTATAGCAAAATCAATTCTTGATGAATATGGCATACAATATGAATATGAATATCCATTTCATCCATATTTTATAGATTTTGCAATCGTTGATCATAAAATTGCTATCGAGATAGACGGAAGACAGCATAATCAAAACGAGAGAATGTTAATAGATATTAAAAAAGATAAAAAATTGATGGAGAATGGATGGAGAATATTTAGAATAAAGTTTCCAGAGGATAATATTAAAAATAGCATTAAAAATATATTGGCAGATATACCCTCCGCCTGATACGCGGTAGAAAGGTTAACTGGTTATATGTGGGTTCGAATCCCATTCTGCCAACATAAGATTTGTAAAAAATCGACAACTAAAAATTCTCCTGTAGCTCAGTTGGTTAGAGCATCTGACTGTTAATCAGAGGGTCACTGGTTCGAGTCCAGTCGGGAGAGCAATAAGGATCTGTAGCTCAGTGGTAGAGCAGCGCACTGTTAATGCGCTGGTCGTAGGTTCGAATCCTACCGGGTCCTCAAAAATAATATATTAACAATAAAATGAAACCAACTTTAGTAAAAAAAGCAAAAACGAATTTGAAAATAAATGATCTTGTAAATTATTTAGACCGATTAAATTGTATTTCCTATGTAATACAGACGGATCCAACAGAGGAAAAAATTGTCTATATTAAGGAAAGAAAAGAGAGTCCGATATATGCTAAAGTTAAAACCGCGAGAGTAGCTCAGTTGGTAGAGCACGACCTTGCCAAGGTCGGGGTCGCCGGATCATACCCGGTCTCTCGCTCAAAGAGGAATAACTAGTGTAGGTGCCTCAAGGGACTGCAGCCCTACTACACTCTATGCAGGTATCGTATAACGGCTATTACTCCAGACTTCCAATCTGGAGATTGGGGTTCGATTCCCCATACCTGCTCAGAATGTGGAACCACATCGATCCCGTAATGCCACGGCTTGTGCACAAGTAACGGGATGCATGGCGAGATAGCTCAGATGGTTAGAGCGCGGGAGTCATAACCCCGAGGCCGTAGGTTCGATTCCTACTCTCGCTACTAAAAAATAAATTAATATGAAAAAGAAATTCGACGCTCATTAGGTTTAATAACCTAAAAATGAGTAAAATGAGTAAAAACACAAACAGAGCAAAATTGAATAAGGCAACTTGTTCTAGAGACTACCGATTAATTTGGTTAAAATGGGAATTTCCTATGTATTGGGATGAAGGATTAAATTTTAAAAAAGGTCATCCCTCAATAAAATATAGAAGTTATAAAACATGGAAACATAGCAGAAAAACCAGATGGAAATAATTATCTTATTATTTTTTAATCCCGTAGTATTTTATTAATCTTGTAAAAAATAAAAAGATGAAAACAAAATTCTATGAACTGTCACAAAACAACAGCGGAGGATCATTCGTAGTTGATGATAAACTTTGTCACCGACTTTTCATTGAGGCTGAATCTGAGGAAGAAGCAATCAATATAGCGGAAGATCTTGGGTGCTATTGGGATGGTGTAGATGAAGGTTCGGATTGTCCGTGTTGCGGAGATAGATGGTACAGATCCGGGAATTTAGTAGATCTAGAAAATATCAACTCCAAATGGGGAGGTTACGAGATCTCCGAATGGTTGACAGATCCCAAGGGTGCAAATGGCGATGATGCTATCAAGAAAATCAAAGCAGAATATGGTAAATCTGTATGGCTTACAGAACCTATTATAGAAAAAAAATACGGATCTGATAGAATCATAGGTAAAATCAGGCTCGATTCAATAGAGCAATATGCACAGATTATGGCCAATCTTTATGGATGGACTAAACCTGACTGTCGTATTTTCTATAAAGACGGTAGAATTAAAAACGTATACTCAAAGAAGCTGAAATAAAAATCAGCTTCTCTACAGTCCCTTAGCTCAGTTGGTTTAGAGCGATTGTTTTACACACAATAGGTCGTCGGTTCGATTCCGGCAGGGACTACAAAAGATCCAATTAGTCCGAAAGGATAAAAAAGGAGGAATAAGATGAACAGACAAAAGTCATCTCCAAAGAGTAGAATTAAGCCGGTGTGAGCGCACGCGGAGGCATCCGAGGGAGGGTATGGAAACCTTCAGCTAGAAATTCAAGGGTATGGAATCAAGGTGTTAGTAGCGGTCTAAAGTCTGAATTGGATCTTATATAAGGGAATGCGCCAGAGTTGGAGAGTTGGGACGGACTGTAAATCCGTTGGCTTGCGCCTGAGTAGGTTCGAATCCTACCATTCCCACCAATAAAAAAATAAATGGTTATGGAATTAAATGAAATTAAAAAATCACTGTATAAGGAAAATCCACATGCAGTTTTGAGGATGATTAGAAAGAGTGTTGCTTATTATTCTGCGCATTTAGTTTCGAATGACTCCATTGTGCAATTTCAAGTTCCTATTGAAGACATGGGTGATGCTGATTTCTTATCATCGATGGACTCGAAACTTTTAATCCGCTGGATAACTATATAATATCGAAACATCCCTTAATCGGGTCAGTTGAGCAACTGGTTGGCTCGCCGGACTGTAAATCCGGTCCCTTCGGGGCGTGTAGGTTCGAATCCTACCTGGCCCACTAAATTTTTTAAAAATGAACAAAGAAAGATTATCAAAATTAGCGGGTGATTTATTAGATATCCCATCAAGAATTTCTGAAATTCAAGGAAGAATCCTTGATCATAACGAGGAGATTCAAACAACGAACAATGAGATTTCTCAGATCGAGGCAACAATAAAAAGCGAGATTGGCGCTCAGTTGGACGATAATGGGAAGAAACTTTACACTAATGCAGAATCAAGAGAAGCTGCTTTCGTCGAGATTTCAAATTCCAATCAGGAATTAGTTTCTAAAAGAAATAGATTAAGTTCTTTACAGGGATATGTTTCTATCGAAAGAATAAAAATGGAATCTCTAAGTAATGAACAAAGAAATATTAGAGCAGTTCTATATTTCTTCGGAGGTAGCTTCGAGGATGTAGTATAATAAATGGGTAACCTTCCGGGGTGGGAACCGGAGCCAACGCGTAATTTTGGCGTCATCCATGACTAAGGTTAATAAGGAAACAGCAAGACTCGAGTAATTGCAAATCCAGGGTTCGATTCCCCTGTTACCCACAAAAATAATGAAGATTAATAATTAAAAGATTATGACAATTAGAGAACAGATAAATGCAGATTTCGTAACTGCAATGAAAGCAAAGGACGAAAATGCTAAAATGGCTTTAAATAGCATCAAGGCTTCTATTACTAATTCAGAAAAGGCAAGTCCAACATGGATTGCAACTGACGATGAGGTAATTAAAATTGTCAGCAAAGGAATCAAACAACGTGAGGAATCTATTAAAATGTATGATTTGGCAAATAGACCAGAATTGGTTACTAAAGAACAGGATGAAATTAGTATTCTGAAAAAATACATGCCTGCTCAGATGAGTGAACAAGAGATTGCGGATGCCTTGACAGTAATCATGCAAGGTTTTGCTGGAGTAATTACAAATTCTCAAGCACTTGTTGGTAAAACTATTGGAGAATTCAATAAACAATACCAAGGTCGTGCAGATATCGGAACAGTTAAAATGCTAGTTAATTCATTAGTTGAATGTTAATTAGTTAATTTTTGCTAAATAATTTTTTTACCCCGTATCTATGTGATACATTTGCAGAAATAATAAAAATATAGTTAATCTTTAAAGATAATAAATATGAGAAGAAATTCATTAGAATCAAAGGGTCTTTCAATGTCACAGGCTCAGTCAGTATCAAATCTTTGTAACCAAAGAGCTAGAGACATCAACTTTAAATTAGCTGATATAAATAATATCAGCAAATCGATCACTGTCGATGGAATGGAATATCATGAAGTTGAGGCTAAACCAATCCCGGTGAATGTTAATGAGCTTCTTGATCAAAAGTCTAAGCTGCATGCAACCCAATCATTTCTTATGGAGAATATCAAAGCCAAGGAGGAAATGCTAAACGATGTCAAATGGGATGAATTTGAATTCGATAGGGACCAGCCTGTTAAGGGAGAATTAAAATCAATCAAGAAGTTAAACGAGGTTGATGAAAAATGGGGATGGGAACAGTTATCGACTGCCGAATATAATGAATATTTGGAGGCTGAAGCATATGCTTCCCATGTTGGTCAATTCATCCACAAAGGTGGTAAATTAGATCAATTAAGAAGTGAGCTTCCGAATATTAAGAAATTGGAATGGATGGAAATCGAGGCTGGAAAAAAGACTCCGGTTAAGGTTGAGATTCATCACACAAGTGATGATCTTTTAAAAATCCATGAAGATCTTGCTTCTACCCACAGAAAGCATGAACAAAGGGTTAACTACTTTAAAGCAAAAATAAAGAACCTTGTTACTTCGGAAAATGCAAGGATTGCTAAAGAAAATGCAGTTGCTCAGGCTGGAATAAAAGAACACAACGATAATGTTCTTGATGCTTATAATAAAGCAATGGAAGAATACAGATCTAGCTATAGAGAAGCTTCGGATTTATTCGAAGAAAAAAGACAAAAAGAGATCGCTCGAATCTCAGCTCTAAGAATTGAGGTTGATCCAAGATTTAAAGAAACAATTGATATGTTTCTATCTGAGGTTTCAGAATAATTAAAAGTGGGGTTGGTTATGGATAGTCAGGAGACGATTCCATAACCATTTGATTGAAGGTGGTAATGTTTTATATAAAATCTTATCGATGATAGTTATAAACTAATTTAAGTGTTTCTACGGAAACAGATAAAACAGCAACCGCTTCCTTTACAAAAACAAAAAAAACTGAGATAGAACTCAATTGTTAAACAAGTTACTGAAATCTCATAGAGAAAGAGGAATCTTTACCACTAGACAGATAATTGGTTAGCAAAAAGAGACTTGGTTTTTGACTTTGCCTTTGTAGTAAAGGAAGGTCTTTGACGTTGGCATTGTCGTTAGCATAGTCTATACACTTTATCATTTTCATAACCCATAATATTACCAGTTGGCGTATTGGCATACGCACCCGATCGTAAGGGAGATATTAGGTTCGATTCCTATGCTGGTAGCAAATAGAGTTTGTCGGTCCGTGATGATGATTAATTCTTTTATGGATGCAGTAGGAGTAAACGTGTTGTTGGCGTAAACCACATTGCTATAAACCACATTAGTAGACCTGTAGATGGTGATAATTAATTATCCCGTAGGGTTATAATAATAAATCAATCCATAGTGAATACAGCGTCGGCAAGCTCCATTTATGTTACTGTAGCTTAGCGGAAGAGCAGTCTCCCTGTAACCGTGCGTAGGGTTCGATTCCCTTTCAGATTGGATGCGAGACGTGGGATTGGCATAGGTTCGAATCCTATCAGTAACTCAAAAGTGTTGTTAGCTCAATTTGGTCAGAGCTTCCGATGGGTAGATATTAAGAAGATTCTAGACACTATCTTAAAAAGGGCCACAGGGACACGGAGTGCTAGGTGATATGCGTAATGAAATTAATTACTTCATGTAACAGGTCATAGGGTCCGTAAACGGTACATAAGGCCGTTGGGTATAGGTTCGAATCCTGTACAACACACGATGTGGCGTTGACCTGTCTGCTGCCACAATGGATAAGAGGAATAGCTTTTAGGAAGTAGATCCAATTTGATGCGCAAAAAAGTGGAGGGTGACGAACGGGGAGAGACTCGTCCATAGTTCCATAGTTTAACGGATAGAATTTCCCACTACGGATGGGAAGATGAGGGTTCGAATCCTTCTGGGACTACTAATTATCGAATAATATTTAGAAAATAATAGAAAATATTTTTTTTATCCGAAACTTTTCCCTATTTTTGCATAGAAATTAAAAGGGAGAAAGATATATAAATCTCAAAATAACATAAAATGAAACAAGTACAATACACATTATCGTCACTGCATTTAGATACAACAAGTACATCTTGTGAGTTATCACTGTGCGTTGAAAAGGAGAAGGTATTGGTATAAGTATATAAAAACTTAAATCTAAAAGGTCTCCTCTAAAAAGGAGACCTTTTTTATTTTACGAGATCTTTGACATATTGGAAGCCAAAAAAGGAGGAGTAATTAAGCTGGCGCTTGACCTAGTCTTGAAAACTAGCGGTACCCTCGGGTATGGGGATCGATACCTCACTCCTCCGCAAATGAATGGAAAGTTGTCCGAGTGGCTTAAGGAGCACGCTTGGAAAGCGTGTGCATCCGAAAGGGTGCCATAGGTTCGAATCCTATACTTTCCGCACATTCCTCCGTGGCTCAATTGGTAGAGCAGCTGATTTGTAATCAGCAGGTTGCAGGTTCGATCCCTGTCGGAGGATCTAATAAATAAAAATGGCACTGTGGTCGATTGGCTCAGGCGTCCGCCTGCAAAGCGGAAGAGATAGGTTCGATTCCTATTGGTGCCTCTAATTAATAACTTGCTTATGAATGATATAGAAAAAATAGCTTTAGCAAAAGCTAAGATCGAGGAGGAAAGAGCTAACAGGAAAGAAGCTATGATTAAATACTGGAATAATTTAAAGAAATTTGAAAATCCATGCGACGTTCCAGGTATTCCTAGAGTTGAAGAAAAGGAGTATAAAGAATTCTATGTACCCAGACTTATAGCTGCTGGAGCAATACCGAAAGCAGATCTTGTAGATGGACAATTTTACTTCGGTGAATATAGAAATGCTAATGTTGGTAAATGGATAGCTGAAAAAAACTTATTTGAACACTGGAGATATAAATTCGGATTTCGTTTAGATACTTGTAATCACTTCGAGGATGATAATGGATTTGCATTATTCGTTCCTATTAGATTAGCAAATGATGCTGAAATAGAGGAATACCTCAGCACAAAATAATACATGGTGGCCGTAGTTCAGTTGGTTAGAACGTCTGGTTGTGGTCCAGAAGGTCGTCGGTTCGATCCCGACCGGTCACCCTTTTTTATTACTAAGATTATGGCTTTTATTAAGATCCATCAAAGGTTTTGAATTAGTTTAGATTCTCAGGGCTAATATAGTCGACGATTCGAAATCAACTTTAGAATATATAATTATAAAAATAAAATTTATGTGGAATGAAACCGAGTCTATTCTTGCTAAAAAATTACTAGAGGATGGAAAAAAATATAGAGAAATATCAGAAGTAATAGGTAAAAGTTACAATTCAATTAAAAACCATCTTTTGAAAAAATATGGAATAAATCAATCTCAATTCGACAACTTAAGAAATATCGATATTCTAATTTGCCTTTGTTGTGGAGATGAGTTCGATAATGAGAAATCTGGCAAGACAAGAAAATATTGCTCAGTGACGTGTTCAAATATAAGTAGAGGGAAAAAAAATCTAAAAAATTGTCCGATCTGTTTTAATACAGTAGATAAAGAAAAAAGAACCAAATACTGTTCACCAGAATGTCATAGTAAATCTATAACAAAAATAAATCAGGAAAAATTAGACGGCGGGATTTTTACTGATTCAAACAGAAAAACTATTAAGAAGTTTTTAATATTAAAAAGAGGACACTGCTGTGAAATTTGTAAAAATGAAAGTTGGAATGGCGTAAATATACCATTAATATTGGATCACATTGACGGAAATCCCCAAAATAACCTAGAAAATAATTTTAGGTTGATTTGTCCAAATTGTGACGCACTAACACCAACTTATATGGGGAGAAATATAAAAAATATAAAAAGAAAACCCCGACAAAGAGATTTAGATAGGGATATAAAAATACAGAAGAATTCGTGATTATGATCGGATCAATTGCTTGAGTGGTGGAATTAGGTAGACACGCTAGATTTAGGATCTAGTGCTTCGGCGTGAGGGTTCGATTCCCTCCTTGAGTACAAATGCCCCGGTGGTGAAACTGGTAGACACGCTGGACTTAAAATTCAGTGGGCCGTAAGGTCCGTGCGGGTTCGACTCCCGCCCGGGGTACAATTGGAGAGTGATCCGTGATGGCGATCGGGTCCGCCTGCTAAGCGTGACGTACGGGAAACCGTATGAGGTTCGATTCCTCCGCTCTCCGCTTTTAATTAAAAAAATTAGATATTATTTTTATTACCCGTGAAACATTATTATATTTGCAGAGTAATAAAAATAACATATAATAAACAGTTCATTGAAAATATATCGTGGGGTAGAGCAGTAGGTAGCTCATTGGGCTCATAACCCAAAGGTCGTCGGTTCGAGTCCGGCCCCCGCTACTAAAGGTTGCGAAAGCTATAGGTCAGTATGTAATGCTGATTGGCCAATGGATTAATGATGATTTAGTATTACTGCCCGAGATACCGGTTAAGCAGCATGGTAAGTGACTAAGTAAGTAATTGATATAGTAGGTTCGATTCCTACCGTGACCACATATTGCGGAGTAGAGCAGTTGGTAGCTCAGTGGGCTCATAACCCAAAGGTCGCAGGTTCGAGTCCTGCCTCCGCTACGAGTCGCTTTTAGTTATCCCTGTAGAAGATAGAGGTTTGGGTAGTGAAGTAAACCAGTGGAATTCTACAACTTTAAAAGTTTGTGTGACAAAGTAAGGTCTAATTTTCCTGACAAGGGGGCTTCCCGACGAAAAATAGAAGCTCAACTAATTAAGTAGAATCTGAATCGCTCAATTCAGATTCGAAACGGTCCGGTGGTGAAGTTGGTAAACACTAAGGTGGATGTATTCGAAGGCCAAGAATAACTAACATCTACTAGGCGTCGCAGGTTCGAATCCTGCCCGGTCCACAAATCTCAAGATTAATTACCTTGAGGCTGTCAGGTTCGAAACTGACGATTGGCTATAGTGTATTGGAGCACAGCAGAACGGAGTACAAGAATAGTGCTTAGCACTCACGGAAAGGGGACGCAGGTTTAAGGTTCGAATCCTTATTAGTCACCAAATTTAAAAGTACACCGGAACGCTCTGATTTGTCGAAAGACTTTTCAACGACGGTACGAGGCAGTCTCTGTTTATTCGCGGTACAGAGAAAGAGAGGTTCATCCCGCTGCGTCCTCGTTATAATGGTCCTGTAGTTAAACGGCTATAATGCTGCCCTGTCACGGCAGAGTTCGGAGTTCGATTCTCCGTGGGACCGCAAAAAGATAATGGTTCTTTCTACGTAGGTTGTCGACAAACCGAAATAGGTAAAAAAAGTTCACCACCCCTTGTGCCTGGATCCAGTAAAACTCAGGAAAGCACTTAAGATTGGAGCGAGAAGGGTACTCCATCATTATCTTTTTAACCGGAGGAGTCGCATAGTGGTTTAGTGCACCGGTCTTGAAAACCGGCGATCCTGAAAGGGGTCCGTGAGTTCGAATCTCACCTCCTCCGCAAAGGGTAAGAGATACCCTCCATGTTTAGATCTCATTAAAGGATCTCGGTTAATGTCCAGGTGGTAACCGAAAGCTGGTTTGGAAAGCAATCATCTCATGGGTGGTAATGAGTCAAATTAGTTAAAATACTGGAACTGAGAACAAAGGCAGGTAGCAGAGCCTCTCAGTAGCTTGACAGGTTTTTATGTGGTAAGACACTAATGAAAAGCTTCGCATGGCTCGTACCCATGGGAGTGATGGTTCTCGAAACAGCTAGAGTAACCCGTTAAAATCTAGCTTAGCACATCTCACTAAGTGAACATGGCCCGTTCGACTATCGGTTAGGTCGTCAGGTTTTCATCCTGGAAAGAGGGGTTCGATTCCCCTACGGGCTACTATGTGTTAGATACTGTAATATTTAACACAGAGCCAATGAAAGTGATTTACAGATTGCTTGAATTGGTTGAAGCTTTCGTCTAGCGTTCTAGGACTCCGCGTGTAGCGGGAACATCGGTTAGAATCCGATATGCTTTACTAAACATTTAAAAGTCGGTACATTTAAAAGTATCGACTTTTTTTGTGGCCTAAAAAAGAGCAATTTCAGATAAATATTCCGAACCAAAATAAACCAAAATAAACATCTATGAAAAAATTACTCATTCTCATTTTTGGAATCCTGCTGATACCATATCTAGGATTCTCACAATGTCCAACAGCTCCGGGAAATGGAGTCTATGTTATGGTCAATTCACAATATCAGGTAGGTACTGTAGCATCAGGAAAAACCAATATAGGTCTATGTTATCAAAACACGACATCTACCTTGATCACCGGTTTGCAATACAGAGTTTGGTATGATAAGAATGCATTCGGCGGTGGAGCTCCTATAGTAACATCAACAAATACATCATTTGCACAGGTACTTCAATACGAGAATAATCTATCGGAAGGTAGCATTACAGTAACTATCGTTTACACTGGTAGTAGTAGCACTTTTACTATTCCATCAGGTGCATTATTTAATATAGAATTACAACATTCAGCAAACTTTCAAACCTTCACTAATAATATAACTAATATTGAGGTAACTGGAACAACAACATTCAATAATCTAAGCTCAAATATAGATGGTCTTGATGATCTATTAACCCTTCATAATTACGGTGGGGTTATTAATTCTGTAATGTTTAATTACCAGGGTAACTTTGTTAACGTTACCGGATCGCCAGCTAAGAATCTAACTCTTGCTCTAGAGAAGAAACCTAAAACCGGATCGACTTGGTCTATAGATGAGATTGACACTACTGATCTTAATGGTGAATTCAATTTTTCAAAATCGATAGACACCACATACTATGACGTTAGACTTGCAGTTCAGGGTGATACATTATCAGTAGGTAATATAGTTACTGTGGCCGATGCGCAAAGAGTTAATCAATATGTTCTTGGACAACTTCAACCATCCGGATTTGATTATTATTCTTCCGATGTAAATAATTCAGGTAACATTACAATGTCGGACGTTTACGGAATATATGGTAGAATAGCGGGAAGATTTAGTGCTTGGCCAAATAACGTACCTGACATCAGATTCTTTAGTGCTTCCGAATATGCATCGATCAATGGATCTTCAACAAATCAGACACAATCAATACCAGGGGTAACTAATCTAACGTTCGATATATTACCAGGCCAACCAGATTCGGTCACATTTTATGTACTTGGATATGGAGATGCCAATGGTACAGGATATAACATGGCTCGTTTAGTTCCGATAACTATTATAAATCCGAACAACACACCAAATTATATAATGGACGTGACAACGCAATATGATGACACTACATTGTCTACGATTGAAATTAACATGCCTAAGGTGACTGTAGATGAAGCAAATCTTGTAACGATACCTGTTACATTAAAATCTAATTCAGGTCCAATAGGATCGCTACAAATGGCATTATACTACGATCCATCTTTATTAGAATTTAAGGAAATAGTTAATAGTGAAAAATCAATGGATTGGATGAGTTTCGTTAATCCAGTTGAAAATACGATCGAATGGGGAGGATTTGATATCTCAGGAAATCAACATCCAATAAATGATGGTGAAAACCTATTTAATCTTAAGTTTCTTGCACTTGAACCACAGTCAGATTGGAATGCTAGTCCATTATGGGTAACAAGGAAATATGCGGGTAATTCTATTGCAACTGATCTGATCATAAATCCAACCCACGGTGAAGTTAAAATAATGAATATCTCATCAGGCTACTTAAATCTACTCGGTAACAAGATAATAGTATATCCAAATCCAGTAGACGATAAAATAATGGTTGCTTTTGAGGTTTCAGAGAAAGAAAATATAACACTATCGATTTACGATATAAACGGAAAACTTGTAGTTGATTTAATGAAAACTAATATGCCAAAGGGAAAATATCAGTACACTTATGATATTGGTGAACTATCAGCTGGTTTATATGTTGCAACATTAAATATCAAAGCAAGCCAAATAGCGACAGCTAAAATAATTAAAAAGTAAAAAAAAGTAAAAAAATGTCAGAAGAAACAAACAACGTTGAGACCAACGATGGTACTTGGTCGGGATTAAAGAAAACCATAATCGGTACTCTAACAACTGTTATCGCAGGTGGTGGGGTTTGGATTTCTACACTATTATTCGGCGGAAACGAGGATAAGGAAGAAACTAAAACCGAGCAGGTAGCTCCGGCTCCAGTTGTAGTTAACGTACAGCAAAACCAGGAAAACACTCAGAAACAACAAAACAATGGTGGAACACACACTATTATCAAAGAACGTGTTGTAGAAAAACCTGTTGAAAAGAAAGAGGAAAAGAAAAAGGACGAATCAACTGATGCTCCTTGGTAATTAAAATAAATTAAATTTATGTCATTAAAAAAATCACTAGGCTTTGGTAAAGAAGATCTGACTAAAGTGGCAGACAACAATAGATTCTATCATATGCTTCAGCAGATGCAATCTAATAGATGGAGAATTACTGCTATAGTACTTGGATTATTTACATTAATAATAGTTGGTATCAATGCAGGAGTTTTTCTTGGAGCTACTATTAACGAGGACTGGAAAGAAATGTTACTTATACTATTAGGTGCTTTTGTTGGTAATCTAAATAAAGTTGTTGATTATTGGTTTAACTCTGAAGACAGGGATAAAATGCTCATCCAGAAGGTGGATGAAGAAGATGGTGTTGCTTTATCTAACACTATAGAAAAATAATAAAATTAAAAATGAAAAAGTTTTTTAGCCAAATTTTCCAAGATGAAAAGGGAAATTATTCATCCAACAGATTTGTTGGTATCATGTGTGCAGTTTCACTTTGTGTTACAATGTATCACAATTCATTCTCAACTGAGGATGTAGCACCAGCTCCAGCACTAATTAATGCAGTTGCAGCTCTTGCTTTTGGTGCACTTGGTTTAGGTGCAGCTAATAAGATCTTCTCTAAGAAGAAAGAAGATTAATTAAAATTAAATTTATATGAGATTCTCACTAATACTACTATCTTTAATTCTTGCTACTTCAAGTATTTATGCACAGCCGGGTTCAGTAAAAACTGAACAGTATCAAGCTGAGTTTGAAAAGAAGCAATCAATAGATGTTGTAGCTGAATATACGGACACAATAAAAATACCAATACAAATATTAAAGATTGGTATTAGTGAGGAACTCTATGAATTTTATCCGGAATTAAAAGATAAGAGAGTCGGCCTTGGTGTAACCAATATAGTTTTAGAATATCTTGAGATGACAAACAGATTTGTGTTCACTGAGGATAAGTTGGAGATTAAGGAAAGGATGATCCAGCAATTTAAGGCTTCGGATAAGGGGTTTACTGAAAATAAAATGGACGGCAGAGGAAAAATTAAGTTAGCTAAATATTTTGTTTATATAGAGGTTTATGACTTTTCGGTATCTGATGATGAGGTTCTTAAATTGAACGGAGAATCTAAAACAACACAAGTAACAAGATTAGGACTTCAAGTTAAATTTGTAGATTCCGAAACTGGTGAGGTCTTAATGGGATCTGGATTAGGTGAGGCAACTACAATTAAAACAGCATCAATATTGGATGGCGTTGATGATAGTGATATTAAATTCAACCAATCCACAATAGGAACAACAACAAAAAAATCACTAGAGACAGCTTCCTCAAGAATAGTATCTAGAATGATCAAAAAAGGAATTTTTAAATCGTAAATGTATGCTAAAACCATATCAACATTATTTCTTATTCTCGCATTCAATGTAATTGGATATGGGCAAACATTCACGTATTCTTATACCGATCCATGTACAGGGTCAATAAAATCTCTACAGGTTCCTTCCAATGGGATCACAGTTAATTATTACGGAGAAATCCAAACATTCCAGCCAATAGATTTTTATAATGGCGGATTTGAAACATGGACACAAAATGTTTATTCCAATTATGGGGGGAACAATCCATGCGCAACTATAGTTGGCTTATCGTCAACAGTTAATATTGCACAGAACACCGCTATAAATTTTATAGGTATAGTTAATTCATTATCTGCACTTAGCGATATGGCTGCTACTGCAGGATCAACTAATATATTATCCGGCGTGGGGAGTGTACAGAATTCATCAAATGGTGGGAACAATAAAGGTAAGAATAAACAAACAGGATCTGGAGGAACAACAGGATCTGGTGGTTCTCAAAATCAGGGAGGTAATAATGGAAACAACAGCAGCAATAACGGAAATAGTAATGCTAACGGTAGTAATAATACCGGGGGCTCTACAGCTACTAACGGGTCTACGCAATCTAATGACCAAACAACAGGATCTGGAGGAACAACAGGATCTGGAGGAACAACAGGATCTGGAGGAACAACAGGATCTGGAGGAACAACAGGATCTGGAGGAACAACAGGATCAGGTCAGACAGGCACTTCAAGCGGATCAAGTGGATCTACTGGTCAGAATAGCAGCAATACTAATGGGAGCGGGGGTTCCACAGAAGGAGGCAATGGAAAAAGCGAATCTACTACTACCACAGAAACCCCTACAGAAAGCGAAGGAAAAACGAATATAGTTGGTGGATCTGTTGCTTCAGTACAAAATTCAACAAACAGCGGTGGCTCACCGTCTAATAAAAATGGAAACAGACCAACGATATTAGCCAGTAGTGATTTTGTTGGATTCAATTTCAAGGATTCGGATGTAACCGCAGGTGGTAAAGTAACGGGAGGTTATACCTCGATGAGATGGGATGGTGCAAGATCATGGGGAATTAATGCAGATTATACAACAGCTATAAAAGGGCCAAACATAACAGGATTCTATGCTTTCATTAAAAAGAAAAGAATAGATCTTATATCAGGTACAGTAACATTAGGATTCGATAGAAGATCATCATTGTATGGTACATTAGCTCTTGGTCAAATGTGGAATATAGGCAAACGTGGTAAATTTAAAGCAGTTTATATGCTAACTGGATCTTACGGTAATGTATATGGTGAGGAATTTGTAGGTACTGCAGCAATAGCTGGTACCATGTATGATTTTAAAGTTTCAAAGAGAATAGACATTAAACTTCTGGGATTATATGTTTATGCTCCTTATGTTAGTTATTATAACGATATACTATTAAAATCACCGCACGTGGTTTTACCTATAGTTGGTACTAATGTAAGTTTAAGTAAGAGATTTAAACTTAACGTAAACTGTGGAGGTGCATGGGCTCTTAATGAGAATGCACTTAATTATACCATAATGCTAGGAACAAGAATGTTATTATGAGAAAGTTTATAACCAGTCTAATCGTAATTCTGATAACATGTGCTACTTATGCGCAAACGTTTTCCTATTCGGGATACATCTATAACGCGAATGGTACAGGAGCAGTAAATGTTCCAGTAAAGCTATATAAAAGAACAACCCCAACTTTAACCGGATTTACCTCACAAACTAATTACAATGGTCACTCATATTATCGTTCAACAGGTTCTATGACATGGACTGCTGCTAAAACTGCTTGTGAAAATATGGGTGGACATCTTGCTACAGTTTCAAATGCAGCTGAGAATAATTTTCTCTTTAATACATGGCCATCAGGTTGGATTGGATATTATCAAGATAAAGTTGCTGGATATACTTATTCTGAACCTTTAGGTGGATATCGATGGACAGAAACTCAAGTAACTGCAAATAGAGTAGCAGATTATGACGTTTCATCATATTCTTCAGGTTCGACCCTAGTTGATATCAAAGGAGGATTTAATGCTACTTTATACAATTCACCGACATATACAAGTACTGGTGGTAAGTATCTAAGCTTCAATGGAGCTAATCAATATGCAATAACCGGAAACTTGGCTTCGGCAATGGGAAATACCAATCACATCACTTTGTTTGCTTGGGTTTATCCTACAGGGAATGGCGTTATTGTTAACGAACTAGGAACTGGAAGTCCTACATCCGGTTGGCATGAATCTGTTATAGAAATTACTGGAGGAAACACATTGAGAGTTGGATTTTGGACAGGAATTGGAATTCAACAATTAAGTACTACTATTACACTTAATGCTTGGCATTTAGTAGCAATAACTTATAATGGAACAACCATGAAAGGTTATTTAGATAATGTTAATTTCGGATCTGTTAATTTTCAGAGAGAAGCTGCACATTTATATTCAGGAAATGGAGAATTTTTTGGAATAGGATTGACTGAAACTACTAATATGGGAAGTGGTGCTTATGGATCTTTTAGATTAGGAGATTTTCAAGTTTTTAATAGAGCTTTAACTGCCGATGAATTAGATAGAACATACAATTTATATGCATATAGATACAAGCTAAATCAATATGTTAATTGGAATGGCGGAGAACCTAATAACTCAGGAAATGAAGATTACGCTCAATTCGTAGGTAATGGACAATGGAATGATCTACCGAACACTACTCTCCCTTATGTAATTGAATTTGATTATATCAACGATTTTACTCCTTGGGCTTTATATCAAACGGTCTATACAAATTCTAATGGATATTATTCTTTTAGTCAATCAACGAATCCTGCAACTGAATGGTATATAAAAGTTGATGCACCTACTCCAATTACTACTCACCAAACATCAGATTTAAGTTCAATAGGCAATATTGTAATTGGAACAACCACAAGAAAATCTATACATTGGAATATGTTTGACGTAAACAATGATGGCAAAATTACAATATCCGATTCATATTATGTTTGGGGAAAGAAAAACGGGATATTTCCTAGCTGGATTGGATCTCAACCATCCTCACTTTATACTGTTTCCCAATTTAACTCATTGAATTCAGGAACAGTAAATTTAAAATCAATCTACCCCGGAGTAAGTTCATTTACGATATCCACCCCGGTCAGTGGGGGGTCTACAAATTATTATCTAATCGCTCCTGGATTTTCGGGACAGGTAACATATTAAATAAAAAATAAAATACTAACTAATGAGAAATTTATTATTTTTACTACTTCTGATGCCAGTTATGGCATTTACACAAACAGAAATATGTGTTAAGATTGATTCGGTTTATTCTACTGCTAAATTAAGGGAGATGGGAAATAGAGATATCAGATTTGGTATCCAACAAATAGCTGAGGATATATTATCCGAAAAATATTGTCTTTCAGAAAAAGGAAATCCTATGGAAATAGAGGTTTATTATTTCGGTATACCTAAAAAATCATTAAGGATAGCAGGCATGGAAAAAACCAATCAAATAACACAGGTTGGTATTAGAATATATTACAATGGGATTAAATACGAGGGTCTGGGTGAATCAGATACCGAGGTTAGAGCAGTAATGATAGAACTGGTTGATGGACAAGTACCATTCTCTAAGATGACAGTATCGAATGCTATAAAAAAAGCAATAATAGATGCTGTAAACAAGATAGAATAATAAAGATATATACAGAAAGAAAATAAAGAACCGAAATGGCTTATCGAATAATATTAAGAAGAGACACCACTCAAAATTGGGAATCTAATAATCCCGTATTACTTTCGGGCGAACCTGGGTATGAAACGGACACTGGAATACTAAGAGTCGGTGATGGACTAACAACTTGGAAGGATCTAAATCCATATTATGGTGTTACAGGACCGATTGGTGTTACAGGTTCCACTGGAGCTACTGGAGCAATGGGAGTTACTGGAGCTACTGGACCTTCAGGAGGACCGGTTGGAGCTACTGGACCGGTTGGAGCTACTGGAGCAATAGGAGCTACTGGAGCAATAGGAGCTACTGGAGCAATAGGAGCTACTGGAGAAGTTGGAGCTACTGGAGCAATAGGAGCTACTGGAGCAATAGGAGCTACTGGAGCAATAGGAGCTACTGGAGCAATAGGAGCTACTGGAGCAATAGGAGCTACTGGAGCAATAGGAGCTACTGGAGCAATAGGAGCTACTGGAGAAGTTGGAGCTACTGGAGAAGTTGGAGCTACTGGAGCAATAGGAGCTACTGGAGCAATAGGAGCTACTGGAGCATCTATAGAATTTTCTTCTACTCAACCTGGCAATACTGCTTCGCCCTCCACATGGGGAGAAATAACGATAGGAGCTACAGCATATTACATACCTCTGTATTTATAATATAATTAGAAACCAGAAAAACCCGATATTATATGTCGGGTTTTTCGTGTTTCTAATTTAAGTATATGTTAATATGGATATATACTTAATCATAAATAAAATACATCAAAAAGATGCCTTATAGAATATTACTTAGAAGAGATAACGCATTAAGCTGGGCATATAATGACCCGGTTTTAATGACAGGTGAACCTGGATACGAAACAGATACCAATAAATTTAAAATCGGAGACGGACAGGCACCTTGGTCGCAATTGCCATATTATTCTGGAGTAACTGGAGGTACCGGTCCGATCGGACCCATTGGTATAACAGGAGCTACGGGTGCTAATGGATCTAGCGGTACCTCAGGTAGTTCTGGTACTAGCGGTACTAGCGGTACTAACGGTACTTCCGGAGTGAATGGTGCTGGATTAAGTTCTAAATCTGGAACCGTTTCATCTGGTGATACCGGATGGGTTGGTCCTGTCTATGATGTTGTCTTCGCTCAGTCATTCGGGTCTACAAATTATTCCATTTCTGTTGATGTTACAAATAGTGGTCCAATAACAATAACAAATAAGACCTCTTCCGGGTTTAGAGTTGCGACGGGGATGTTTGCCGAGAATTTTGATTGGATTGCGATTGCTAATGGTGAAAGTGTGGTACCAAGTTCAAGTGGCACATCAGGTTCAAGCGGTACCTCAGGTTCAAGCGGTACATCAGGTTCATCGGGAACTGCTGGTACTAGTGGTACTTCAGGAACTAATGGATCTTCAGGTACTGATGGATCATCTGGAACTAATGGATCATCGGGAACTAATGGTACCTCAGGCACAGACGGAACTTCAGGAACATCTGGTACTAGTGGAAGTAGTGGAACATCAGGAAGCAGTGGAAGCAGTGGAACTAATGGAAGCAGTGGAACTAATGGAAGTAGCGGGGTTTCACCTGGATATAATCCAATCCCATATAAATACGAAAATGCAGGGGATGTAACTATAAACAGTGACGGGACGGATCCATTAAATACCGGAAGAATGATAGGGTCCGGTATTACATATACTCCATCCAGTATAGGAACTATTGGCATCTCATTTTCATTTGGTGTAAATATCACATCAGATTTTGTACCTCTTGATAATTATGCATTCTCTATACGATATGGGACTGGAACACCTCCAATAACTAGTGATCAATTAACAGGAACACCGATAGCTACCCAAATATACGAAACATTCAATGGACAGTCCGCAGTAACTAATATGTATATAAATTCGGTACTTACCGGATTAACTATAGGTACAGATTACTGGTTTGATTTATCAGTAACTTCAACAGAACAGAATCCACCAACAGCAAGATTCAATGGTTCGAATATAACATGTAGTATATTGGAATTAAGTGGTGGAATTGGAGCAACTGGTCCTATTGGTGGATCAGGTACCGGAGCAAATATATATTACGGTGACCAAACAATAACATCAGGAAATAAGGTAATTGTAAATACCATAGAGGTATATTCAGGCAATATATTAACACTTAATTCACCTATAGTGGATGTACCAGCAATATTTAAAATCTCCGATTATTCAGCTCTTAACTTTACTGATGATATAGGTGCCTCCGCAGGTGGTGTACCAACAGGAGGTATCTATCATAATGCTGGAGCAGTAAGGATAAGATTAACTTAAAATAAAAATAGTATATAATACAAAATCCGGATATCCGGATTTTTTTTTGAAATAAACTCCCTTTTATTTTTATATTGCCGGAATATTACACTACTTTTGCATAAAATAAAGGATCTAATCTTATTATATAAAATATGAATTACAACGAAAACGAGGATGATGATTTAGCATCAGCATACAAATCAAAGAAGGGGGTAAAAACTCCCATATTAGATTCTTATTCTAGAGACTTAACAGAGATGGCGATTAGAGGTGAATTAGATCCAATAATCGGTAGAGACGAAGAAATAGAGAGAGTTTCACAGATCCTCTCCAGGAGAAAGAAAAATAATCCAGTTTTAATTGGAGAACCCGGTGTTGGTAAATCAGCAATTGCCGAAGGATTAGCATTAAAAATAGTACAAAGGAAGGTTTCAAGAAGTCTACTCAATAAAAGGGTACTTACTTTGGATTTAGGTTCAATGGTGGCAGGAACCAAATATAGAGGCCAATTTGAGGAAAGAGTAAAGGGGATACTAGAGGAGCTCAGAAACAATAAGGATATAATAATCTTCATAGATGAAATTCATACCATGGTCGGAGCTGGCGGTGCATCGGGTTCATTGGATGCTTCCAATATGTTTAAGCCACCATTAGCTAGAGGCGAGATACAATGCATCGGGGCAACCACGCTGAATGAATATAGACAGAACATAGAAAAGGATGGTGCACTAGAAAGAAGATTTCAGAAAGTTATTGTAAATCCTCCAGATGCAGAAACTACCATAGAGATACTAGAAAACATAAAAAGTAAATATGAGGATTATCATAATGTAAAATATACGGATGAAGCCATATTAAATTGTGTGAAACTTACTGAAAGATATATTACTGATCGAAATTTTCCCGATAAGGCATTAGATGCACTTGATGAAGCAGGAAGTAGAACACAGCTTAGCGATGTTAAAATTCCAGACAGCATAACTAATTTGGAAACCAGCCTTATTAAAGTAACTGAGGAAAAAGATAAATCTGTAAAAAAGCAAGATTATGAGGGTGCTGCTAAATACAGAGATCAGGAAAGAAAAATTAGATTATCTCTGGATCTTGAAATAAAGTCATGGGAAGAAAAACTTAAGGCGAAAAGAAAAGTTGTTGATGGTGAAAGAGTAGCGGAAGTAGTTTCGATGATGTCAGGGGTTCCTCTTAAGAAAGTTTCAGAGGTTGAAAACGAAAGGCTCTACAGGATGAATGATGAATTACGTGGAAAAGTAATAGGTCAAGATCATGCTATAGAAAAAATTGCTAGGGCTATCCTTAGAAATAGAATGGGACTGAAAGATCCAAATAAACCAATAGGATCATTTATGCTATTAGGACCTACCGGAGTTGGTAAAACCCAATTGGCGAAAGAATTATCTAAATATATGTTTGGAGATACTGACTCATTAATAAGAGTTGATATGAGTGAATATATGGAAAAATTTGACGTATCTAAATTAACGGGAGCTCCTCCAGGATACGTTGGACACGAAGACGGAGGACAATTAACCGAGAAAATAAGAAGAAAACCATATTCAATAGTACTTTTTGATGAAATTGAAAAGGCACACCCCGAGATATTTAATACACTACTCCAGATACTGGATGAAGGTCATATCACAGATAGTATGGGGAGAAAAATAAACTTCAAGAATACGTTAATCATATTGACCTCTAATATAGGCCAAAGAAAATTGCAAGAATTTGGTGGCGGTGTCGGGTTTTCAACAGCAACAAAGGAAAACTATGCTGAAATGGAAAATGAAATGTTTCTTAGAAAAGAACTTGAGAAGAAGTTTTCCCCTGAATTTATAAATAGATTGGATGATATAGTTTATTTTAAAACATTAGAAAAGAAAGATCTACTTCAAATACTTGATGTTGAATTGGATAAGGTTATTCCTAGATTAGAATCACTAGGATTTAAAGTTAAAATAGCTGATGATCTTAAAGATAAAATATGTGAAGCTGGATATAATCCAAAATTTGGTGCTAGACCATTAAAAAGAATAGTACAGAAATATATTGAGGATACATTAGCTGATCTGATGGTACAAAATAAAATACCACAGGAAAGCACAGTTACATTATCATATGACAAAGAGAAAGATGGTGGTATACAGAATCCAGTAAAATTTAAGATACTACAGAAAAGGAAAAGAAAAGATGATATGGCATAGAGTCATTAGAATCATGTGATCCAAAAAAACCATTCAATTTATATATTGAATGGTTTTTTTGTATATTTCTTTATATCAGTTATATATCTTAAAATATAGATAATTAATGAACAATAAAAAATATAAAGATGATGTAATAAAAGAAAATGTTATACTAAAAAGTAAAATAGCATATTCTATAGGGTCTCTTGAAACGGTAAGTTATTTATTGAAAAATGATGATCCTGAAACGATAGTTAAAAATACGGAGCATCTTAAATTTACAGTGTCAAGAATACTCGAGGATCTTAAAAAAGATATAGCTTAGCCCACTTTTACTAATTTTATTTTAGCCCCTCTATATCCATTAACCTCCATGGCTAATCTAAGATTTTCATCATTATCATCGAAAAATGTGAGATTGGTATAACCGGAATCTATTATATCTGATATAGCTTTTTGCTTTCTTTCCGCTATATTTCCGCTATAATTAAATTTGGGATCATTAATTGCTATTACGAGATCGGGATGTATGTCTATCCTATTACAAAGAAAGAAATCCCTAACCAGATCGGATGAACTTCTTGCGGTAAGTATAGATACGGGTATACCCCTCCTATAGTAATTTTTTAATTTATTGAATATAAAATGAATAAATTCACCCTGCCTTAATATTTCCGGGCAATCAAAATCGTCGAAATTTAATATATGGGAGGAGCTATTCTCGAAGCTATTGAACTCATCCGGAGTCATTTCTCGTATAACTTTTTTAGTTACTCTACTGACTATTTTAATTTTAGCGTCAGTTTTAATCAGAGTGTCATCCAGGTCAAATATAACTATACGGTCCCCTTTGATATCTTTAAGTTTATTCATCCGATTAGATAATTACATTAATCATCCTGGTTTTATTTGTTATTTTCTCCTCACTTAACTTATCATATCTTAGATCCGATAATCCATCCTTAGATATCTCATCAGCAGTTGGATTTACCTGGAATTCTCTAAGTTTTTGTATATTTAGCATATATTGAGTCTGCTCTATGTCCCTTGTATGATCCAATGATTTATATCTACATTTTTTTCTATATGTTTGAATCCCCATTATGACACATCTAAGTAGAACGTCATCATCTTCAGCTCCCCATCCCCAATATGAATTTGAATATCCATTTATTTTAACAAAGCTGTCCTTATCGAATAGTGTAACTCCTCCGAAATATCCATCATAAGGCAATTTATATCCGAACTGTTCAGCCTCCGTAGCTAAATGTGTTGGTCCATCGGGATATGAATAATCAGAATCCAATGGAAGCATATCAACATCATGGAAAGCGTAATAGTCGCTATCGGGTGATTCATTAAATCCTATATTAAGAAGCTTTGCTCTATTGAATTTCTTATCATCCGATTGATGAACTATTACAATTTCAAAATCTATATTTTCTGAATTTAGTGTTTTTTCCATGTGAGGTATGAATTGTTCCATATGCTCCTCCCGGTTTCTATAAGGTACTATTACCGATAGCTTTTTAGACATTGTTTTATCTTTAATATGCCAAAATTGGACTTTTGTTTCGAAACCTGTCCTATTTTTTAACTATAATTAGTATGATAAAAGACAGTGATATAATTTTCGTAACCACCTCTTTAAATACAAAATGGATAGGTATACAAAAAAAAATAGTCAGAGATAAATTCCCTGGTAGCGAGCATATTATAATGGACGGGCGGGGTAACTGGCCAAACTCCTGGTTCTATTGGATAAATGAAATAAAAGATAGAAATGAAAGGTGGTTTATCCATGTGGATGAAGATTTTTTCATAGAAAGTCGGGAAGAAATATTAAGATTATTGGATATTATGGAATCCGGTAACTATGGAATATCTGCAATATCTGAAGCATATTGTCATTATAGGGGAAGCAATCCTGTTGCAATGAATTCTTTCTTCATGGTTGGAAGAATATCAGATCTAAGTAATTTCAATTTCGACCCTTCAGAAATGGAATTTTATATAGGATCCGATGGATGGAAGAATAATATGGGAC